TAGTAACAAAAGATTATGCAGATACTAAAGAACCTGAATTAGGTTTCACTCCTGAAGATGTTGCAAATAAAAAAATAGATTTAACCGATAATTCCGACACGTTTTACCCAACACAAAAGGCGGTTAAAACGGCTTTGGATTTAAAAGTTGATGCGGTTGCTGGTAAAGGATTAAGCGAAAACGATTTTACAAATACGCTTAAAACTAAACTAGATGGAATTGAAGACGGCGCACAAGTAAACGTAAACGCAGATTGGAACGCAACAAGTGGTGACGCTGAAATACTTAATAAACCAACAATTCCAAGCGCACAAGTAAATAGTGAAACCTAATTCAGGTTCTTTAGTATCTGCATAATCTTTTGTTACTAAACTTGTTCCGTATGTTGGTGTTGTTGGAACTAATTCAGTATAAACAATTTCAGAATCTAAATTCAAAACTAACGGTGTACCGTCGCCGTCGGGAACCATATTTCTTAAAAATCCACTTTGCCAATTTAACTCTAAGTCATTTGCGCAAATTAGCGAAACTCCTTTGTCTCCACCTCTTGAAGTGTCAAATGTACCTTTTGAAAGTCCCGCACGATTTGCACCTACAACAACTCTATCAAGGGGGGTTAATACTATATCATTACCGTCGGTTTCGTTGCCGTTTGTTAGCGTTTCAGGTAGGTCTATTATTGGTTTAGGTATATTTATTTCTACTGCCATACTACGTTTATTGTTTGATTTTCTAATGTTGGTAAATTAATAGGTTCTTGTTCAATTCCATCAACTGTAAAGATATACGTTGTATCAGGAAGTACCAAATTTTCATTTGTTGTTACTGAATATGTATCATTTGAATTACTAACTGTTATTTCACCTCCAACTGTTACAACTATTTGACCGCCCGAAACACTTGGAATGTTTACCGTTTCAATAATTGTTCCTTCGCTATCTACTAATTCAATTGGTGTGTTAGGAATAATATAACTTGAACCATTTGGGACGGTGCGTTGCCATTCCTCATTAGTATTTGATAATTGTACAAAGTCGCTTTGAGGTGTTGCATTTACACAAATCGAAGCGTTTTCACGAAATGTAATTTTACCAGTTAAAAAAACACCGCTTACATTAGAATCGAATAAGTTATGAAATTCTAAAATTTGTGGCGATAATAAACTTTCAACAGAATCTGAATTATTGATTAAAATAACCAATTTTCGAGCTTCCTGGCTTGCTAATTCAACAACAGAATCGTGTTGCTCAGGCGTCCAATCTAATTGCGACTTGTGAAAAATAATCAATTTCAAGTCATAAATTGGATTTATACCACCACTTCTAGTTGTTTGAAAAGTATAACCAATTGGATCATCTAAATAAACTGCTGGATTTAATTGATTATCAGATAAAAAATTCTGCCATTGACGGTCACCTCGCCCAAAGTCGTACGCTGTTTGTTCAACAAGTGATTTTATAAAGTCTGAAAAAGTCATCCTATTTGTCTAATTTTAACTCCAGCAACATATTTTTTATTTTGCTTACAATTCCATAACCAAAGTGGATAATCTTGTCTATTTCGGTCTAAAAATAACATAAACCTATCCGCGTAAACTTGTGAACCACTTCGAGCTTGTTCAACTAATCGTGAAACGGTCTTTTCGCTTATATGCTCCGAATATTGACTACCTTTTTGAACGAATCCAGTAGCCGTTGCAATTGTAGCACTATCAGCTGTATATCTCGCATAAGTTGCGTAAACTAAAAATGCTTTAACTCCTTCGTGTGTGTATTCACGACCTCCAAAAGTATAAGTACAACCATTCCAAAGTTGGTCGTATGTTTCAAAGTTGGGTGCATCGTTTATCAAAGCGAAGTAAAATTCATCGCCTAAAATTGGTCTAAGGTCAAAATCTTGAGCTTCTAAAATTTTAGGCGTTAATTGTGCTACTTCATTAGTATTCAATGACATTGTTTTACGCGCTCTAATGTCGTTAATTGTGATTAGTGGTGTCATAGTCCTAACATTGTATTTGCTTGTTGTTCTGAAAGTCCGAATAATACTATTAGCGAGCCTTTCTTTTGCTCGGGTGTCAATACTTGGTCTGCAATAATTGAAGTCAATGCTTGCGTTCCTCCAACCCCTAACGTAACCGCTAAAACTGAATTGTCTGACTTCGCATCTTCCAACGCTTCATAACCTAAAGATTGTCTAAATTCGTTCTTTGTGAAATATTGCGAGTATGCAACATCTAATTCTTTCTCAACTTTCAAAGGTAAAATCGAATAGTCATTGGAAGGACAAATATTGTAACTGAAATTACTAAAAACTTGCTTTAAAATTTCCTCAATAATCAAACGGTCATCCGCTGTAATTGTATTGTAAAAATCAGTTGCATCTGAAATCTCTTTACTTGTTCCTAAACTTCCACTTGTACGAACTAAAAGAACGGGTGGAATTAAAAAGGATTTTATGATATTATCACGACTTGAATTTTCGGTGTATTCATAAAGTCCATCGTAATCTTGAATATCAACTTTTTGCAATTCGATTTGTTCTTCGTTCGATTCACGTTGCATCCATAACATAGTGCCCGAGCCGTCACCACCTTGAAAGCGTTCTAATGTCTGTCCAAAATCTTCACCTATTGGATTGCCGTCTTCGTCAACTTCTTCTTTGCCAGTGATTAAAATATGACTTGCTAGAAAGTTTTTAGCACTTGTATTCGCTTTGAATCGCTTTGTTTGCGCTTCGGTTATCATATCTTCTAAAACCGCGTCAAAGTCAGTTAATGGATATTCTAAACCATTCGGAGTCCAATATAAAATTTGACCTTTGTAATGCTCCCACCCTCCGCATTGCTCAACTTCACGAAGTACGTTGTTAGGGTTATAAACGTTTACAAATTCAACGTCTGTTTTCTTGAAATTTTTACGTTTAACTTTTGCCCAGTCATCGTAAACTGCAATTTTTCTTTCATTCTCATTTATTCCAAGTCTGCAATATTCAAAGTTAATCGGCGTAACATCAATTTTTTGTGCTAATCCATTGTAATTTATGTGTAATGCAATTCCATTAAATGCACCCTTTGAGAATGACATTTTACGAATCAATTTATCAACCGTTAACCCTTTTGAATTTACAATTGCTTTATAGAAATCGGTATCTTTTGCGCCACGCCCCATTACAAAGCGTGTCAACATTCTTAAACAAGTCTTTGCCGTTCCTGAATCATTGATAATATCAACAACTCGTTGAGGGTACAAATTATCTAAGTCATAAGCAAGAATTTGTAAGTCGTTTAAATCCTTTTGGTCAATCCTTGGCTTTATCTTTTGTCTATCGGCTGTTATCTTAACTTTCGCCATTTTCGTTTTCTTCGTTGGTTACGATTTCTTTAACTGCTTTTTTCTTACGTGTTTTTTTTCCGCTTACAACTTCCTCCCAATTTTCAGGAAATTCAGTAAAGAATTTGATTGTAGCTGGACTTACTTTCAAAGCAACTATAAATTCAGCATCCGTTGAATGTTCTGTTATTGTAGGGTGTAAAAAAGAAGTTATAACCGTTCCTTTGCGTAATTTGAATTGATTCATAATTATTTTTTTTGTTTGTTGACGTTTAGCGTAAATAAATAAATCTTCGATACATTGACATCCTTTTGATTGGTTTAGATTAATACCAAAAAAGTGTTTATTCAACTTATTAGCATTTAACCATTCAATTGAATTGTAGTCATTGCGCCACGTTGCTTTTTTGCTTTCACTTGCTAAAACTTGTTCAAGTAATTCTTTCATAGTAAAAAAAATAGGGTGCTAAAATAACACCCTATAAAATTACATATTTTCATTGATATTTTTACAAAGCGTCAAAAATTGCTTTTGTCGTTGCGTAGTCAGTATCAAAGAATGCGTTAGGTAATTTCGTTTCTTTGTTCAATGGTGTTGAGAACATTAAGTGAAATGCACCTTGTGATTCTGCATCGTTTGGATTTTTATCAACTGCCGTTAATTCCATTCCAACTGTTAAACCGTAAACTTCGAATGCGCTTTCGCCATCTTCGCCTTGGAAATAATTTTCAGTTAAGATTACATAACGTCCTTCAATTCCATTATTCAATTGTTCTTTAGTATCGATTGAAATATCAAATCCTAAAACTTCTACTGAATGATTGAAACGTTTTGAATAAGTTCCATCTTCTAATCCTGCCAAAGGTCGAATTGAGTTTTTAAATCCATCAATTTCGAATGCTGTTGCGCCTGTTTTTAAAACGATATCTTTAACTTGTGCTTTGTTCGTTGAATCATAAACAACAGAAACAATATCTGAAAGGTTAATGATTTTTGCAAGGTCACGTGTTCCCATTTGTAAGGGAATGTTACAATCTTTTTTTATACTAGCGTTAATTTTTCCGCAAATAGTTGCCATTTTTTCTAATTTTTTAAAGTGAATAAAAAGGGGTATATTGCAACCCCTCGTTAATTTTAGTATGCAACTTGGATTTCGTGGTCAATGATAACTTTCGCATCAATATTGAACATAAAGTCTACGTTTGTAGTTTTCGTGTACTTATCATAAAACATATCGAAACCGCTTAAATTAGCTTCTTCTTCAGTACCAACTTGAATATTTTCAGGTACAGTCAAAATCGCACGGTGTGGTAAAAATCTTTTTGTACCGTTGTTGAAATAACTGTTAATAATTCTATCCCAGAACTCAACACATACTACAGGAATACCACCAGCGTTAACTTGCATCATTCCGTTTTCTAAACGTTCAGTTGTGTAGCTAATGTTAGCAAATGTTAACTCTCTTCTGTATTGATCGAATACTGATTTCGTTACTTGGAATTTCAAACCTTCTTTTGCAGTCAAACGAGAATCTGCTCCAACTTCCATATCAAACAACAAGTTCATAACTACTTTGTTAGTAGTATCTGTTGAATTGAATGCTTGAAGTGCGTAAGATGCAGCCGCGTTTTTCGTTGCTAATCCAGCCGTTTTACGTGTTGCATCCGCTCCAACAATTGCATATATTTGTTTCCAAATACCATCAATTTTATTGAAGAAAGCAAGGTTTGTTCCGTTTGTAATAACTCCTGCTGGCGAGCTGTTGTAGTTAGCCGCATCAACATCGTTAAAGTAAGCAATTCTCAACCAAGTTTCTTTCAATTCAGTTGATAACAAATCTTCAATGTACAATGCGAAATCTGTAGCTGTTAAATCAGATTTTTCCAATCCGTTTTTTGTTGCCCAAATAAAGAATGTTTCAGCGATATCTGTCCAGCAATAAGAAAGACGGTCACTAACTGTCGCTGGCGTCCATTCTTTGCCCGTTAAAGGACTTGTTACTGTACGACCTTCAGGATTACATTCGCCATTTCCTAAACCTAAAAGGCTATTGAAACGTCCTAAGATTGCAATTTGCTTGTTTGTTTTGATTCCTTGAACAACTGAAAGCAATTGATTAACTTCAGGTGTTGCAAATGCTGAAACGAAAACCGCTTCTGCTGATGACTTAACGATGTCTCCCGTAAAGTCTAAAGTGTTTGGATTAAATGGAGTTGCCATCGTTTATTTTTTATTTGTTTTTAAATTTGCTCTTTTTTCAGCCATTAAAAGAATGCGAGCAAATCAATTGCTTTATAAATTCGCCTGGTGGTTCTGTTGAAGTTGGAAAACAAATCGCACAATATCTTAAATCTTTACCAAACGTTCACACTATTGCAACAGGGTTGAGCGCTTCAATTTCTACTGA